GTTGGTTCCGTTGTTGACCGTGGCATCGCCATAGTTGTAAACAAACACTGAAGTCGAGGCGCTTGATCGCAACAGCAGCAGGTTGGGCAACTCAATGACATATTTTGCAGAACTTGAGGGCTGGGTTGTCCATGCTGTGCCTGTCGTGTAAACAGGGCTTGGGCCTACAGTGTGGCTTGCAATGATTCGGCGCTGCCCAACAGCCGCAGGGGTCACTGTGTCTTGAACGATGCGAATCTGGAAGTTTCGATACTCGTTGACTGCTACGGCAGCATCTCCGTTAGTTGCCTGCCCGGTCAGTGTGCTTGCTGCGGAGGCTGTTGCTGTTAGTGCGGTTCTGGTTTCTACGCCGGTGTCGTAGACAAAACTGCCTTTGACCATGCCATCGCCGGGAGTGCAATCGTAAGGTACATATTGCTCATCAAGCACCATGATCGAACTATCGGTGGCAATCGTTGCTGGCAGGTTGGTGGTTGTTAGGCCGCTGGACAGCGTGTTTGTTGCCCCTTCAATAGATCGCCAGATGTTTGACGCCGTTGTTCCTGCGCCCAGCATAAACAATCGACCTGCAATGATTTCGTACCTTGCGCCAGTGGCCGGGGTAAACGTAAAAGCTGACAGCACCTGAATTGTTGGCGTTGTGCTGGCGCTGTTGCCGGTGATGTAACGCTCTTCCGTCTTGCCTGCCGTGGTGTCAATAATTCGCAGCTTGAAGCCGTATTCACCCGAGCCGCCCCTGTTTGCCAGCATATTAAGGCCAACCGCTGTGGGCAGCGCTGTAGACAAGATGACGGATGTTGTGGTCGCATTGGCAGCAATGGTTCCGACAAGTCCGAGGGAAGGGGCAAAGGCAGTGGCAACACCCGCGCCATAAGTACCAGCCAGGGCTGGAGACTGCACAAAGTTCCACGCCTTGGTAACGATGTTGTACCGATTCAGCACCGTGGCCGAAACAAGGTTGTACACAAATGGATTGCGAGACAAGCCTGATCGCAGGTCAGACGACAGTGTGGTGGCTGCTGCGCTTGCGTTGGGGCCGGGGGCAACTTGCGCCCACATCAGACGGTCAATGACCTTTTTAAAATTATTTGCCATATTTCTTCCTAAGTGATTCGTGACCGTACAACTGCGTTCCAAGCTGCAAGATTGCCAGCGTTGACCAGTATCTGCGCCTGTATGCCTCCCATTTGCGTTTGGTTGGTGACGGTGCTGACCGTAGTAATGGTGCCGACCGTGGTAACAGTGCCAGATTCAATCACAGTAGTGTTTCGCTGGCGCTGCTGCGATTTGTCGTAACCTTGCGGCGCGTTTAGATAATTGAGCATCCTGGTCAGCAGCAAAATCATGTCTTGCTGTGCCTCGGCATTGGTCACATCCGAGACTGGCAGGGGGTTTAATATCGTTACATCAAGCAGCGTCACCGGCATCGGGTTAACGCTCGATACGTCAACCGCTACGCCATCAGCACCAACACCGATTTTGATTCGCTGGTGTAAGACGCCTGCAATCTCATCAGCAGCAACCAGGGCGCCTGTGCCTGGGGTATAACCTACATTGTCAGCCATTATTCCTCCGTCTCAATGCGGGTAATGCGGCCTTTTTCGCGCACCACTCGCTTGGGTTTGTTGATCGACTGAATGGCTTTCTCGACATTCTGGGTGGCTTTCTCAGCATTCTGCGTGTTGCTAGTCGCCAGCTGCTCCATCGCGCCACCGATTTTATCCACCGCCTCGGCAATGCCAGACACCGCTTGCTGCATCATTTCGCTTGCCATTACCATGCTGTCGTTGGTCGTTCTTTCTGCCCGTAGCTGCTCGATCTGCGTGTCGGTGGCCTCCACCCGGTTGCGCTTTAGCTGGTTCTCCAGGCGCATGGCCTCGATCTCCAGCATGGTTTTCTCGTCCATCCGTGGCATTTGCTGCGCCGGCTGCTGCTGTTCGCCATCCATTTCGCTAATCTTGGCAAAGGTTTCCATCGTCTGCGCGTTCTTCAGTTCAGCGTTGGCGATGGTCTCAACCGTGTCTGCCCTGGCCTTAGCTGCTTTTGCTGTTGCTTCCTCTGCCGCAGCTTGCAGATACATCGAATTCGGGTCTTGCGGCTGGCCTTGCATTTCTGCCATCAGTTCCTCGGCCTCGTCATCGGTCGGCTTGATAACGCCCATTCTCAATAGCTTTTTGCGGAAATAAGCATTGGTGTCTGATAGACCTTCGCCTTCCATGTTCATCATCGCCATTGCGGTCAGCACCTGGGAGGTCTCGGGGTCGGTGGTGATCTGGAGCATTCCTGTCAGCGCTCGGACTGTGGCCGCGCGTTTGCTGCTGCTGGATGGTCCGACTTCTGCAATCACATCAAAGGTGGCTTCGCTCAAGTCGTTGGCCATTTTCATCGCGCCGGTCTCCTGGTCGATCATCGGCTGCATCAGTTCCACCGTGCTGGCCTCACCAGTTGCCGCAATAGTCTTCATCTTGCGCTTGTCTTCAGTGTAGATTTCCCGTGCGATTGATAGCCATATCTCGCCGCAGCGCTTCATACCCTTGCTAAAGTTGCTCATGTAGATGAACGTCTGCATATCTACACGGGTCTGAATCATCTCAACCGCTTTGCCAGATACGCCTGACACCATCTTGTCAGCGCCTTGCGGGTTGCCGAGAATGTCCTGCATATCCTGCTCAGTGATCGTGAGCAGTGCAGCCATTGCCGGGGGGATTGCTGCTGATCGGGTATAGGCAACCGGGCCGCTGATTGTTTGCGCTCCGTCAGCGCCTGTGATCGGGTTGACCAGCAGATAAGGGTAATCCCGCAGATTGTCCTCTGCCCACATTACTTGGTGGCCGGCCACTTGTTCGGGGGTCATGATCGGCTTCTCAATGCTGGATAGTGCGCTGATCTCACCCAGCTTGGACAGCTGCATATTCTTCAACCGCTGTGCATCTTTAGCCAGGCGTACCGCACCCATGCAGCGCTCGACGTTATCCACAAACCAGCGTTTGCCGTACACAACGACGATGGGTATGCACTTGCCAGCAATGTAGCCAGCGTCCTCCAGCACCTTGCCGCCACTCATGATGTATTTGCGAACGCGCATCCGTTTGACACGCTTTTGACGCACCTCGCGGCTACCGATTGCCATCAGGGTTTCTTCCAGGGTCTCGTCGTTTGCAAAGTCTGTTTGGCTGTAGCGCTCTTCCGTGCCATCAATCGCCTCGAATATGCGAATGGTTTCGGCCTTTTCCTCGATCTTGTAATACTCAGCAACAAAGACAATATCAGGCGTTGCCCAATCAAACTCGTACTGGTGAATGATCTTCGGCCAGTCTGTCGGGTCGTCGTTGTAGATTTCCTTGTAGCTGTCGCGGGTCATGCTGGTGACTACAAAGCAAAACTTAGCGTCTGACTTGTCCTGGCGCTTGGCGTTCAGGTCAAAGAATACTGAACTGTCAGCATCGTAGATTGGCTCAATACGGATGCGCTGCCTGTCGTTCTCGTCATCTTCTTCGTCTTCATAGACTGTCCGCAGGCGCCATGCCCCGATGCCACCGCCCACTGCTTCCTCAAAAGCATTGTCGTAGGCTTCATCAGCCACGGATGCCTGCTCATCAGCACGGTACAGGCCATCGCAGACCTCGGCCAGCTTGTCGTTTTCTGAACCGTCTTTGCTTACATAATCAACTGTAATGCGATTGTTACGGTACTCGTTGACGATGCGAATGACCGCCAGCATGATCTTGTTGACCTCAAACTTCGGCTTGTTTTCGTACTGGTCATACAACGGCCCTTCCCATTGCGCTCCACAAAGTGAGTAGAAACGCCGGTCTTGCAGGCATTGCAGGCGCTCGTCGCGCAGCGCGGTTTGAATGTCGTTGAACTGCCGCAGCGCTTCGTCATGCAAATTGGCAAGGCGTTCTTCGGTCGGTATTCTGGCCATGTTTGTCCTTGTTTGTCCGATTTTCTCACCATTTATGCATCGTAGGCAATGGCACGAAGGTTTGCGGCTTGACAACAATTGCGCGTCTGATTCCCTCGCAAGCATAACGCAGGGCGTCAATAACGTGATTCTTCTTGTCTTCCAGTATCGGCAGGATTTTAGCCGTCAGCGGGTCTTGCTTGTAACTGTATAGGCTAAGTTCGTCAATAGTATGCGTGCAGCGAGGGTGAACCACGATGTCGTATCCCTTAAGAAACTCGACGCCTTCCTCTACCGATTTCGGGCCTTTTACTGCCGTCATGATCTTTGGGAAGCCGTTCTTTCGCATATGGCTGATTGTCTCGGGCCTGGCTGAATCTGCGACGATTGGCCATTTCTCAGCCTCTGGAACCTGCATAAACAGCTCTGGCGTGTTGACGATCTCGCAGCCAACCATGTAGGCCTCGTAATCAATATAGAGCGTGCGGCCAATGATGTGACAGCGCACCAGGACCGTCGGGTCAATCGCAAAGCCCCAGTCAGCGCCCAGCCGGTGGATAGCGTCTGGTGGTGCATCAAACTCGTCAATCTTCCAGTTCTTGAAGACCCTGGCGCTGCTGTTGGTCAGGTAACTGCCTTGCCAAACGTGCTGATACTTGTCTGGATCGCGCCGCTTGTCGTACTCCATTTCATCTCTGAGTACCTGCGGAAACCAAGGGTTATCGGAAAAGTTGACCTTGATGACTGTTGCATCTTTCGGCGGTGTCGGGCCACGCAGCAGGAAATCTACCGGGTCGGACTGCTGACGCGGGTTCCAGGTGAACCACAGCTCTGAATCTGGTTTGCGGATTGTCGGCCGCAGCAGGTCAAGGCTGGTCTGGCTCAAGCTCTGTGCCTCCTCAACCCATGCACAGTGATATCCTTCAAGACTTTTTATGGAATCAGCAGTGTGATTC